ATCCAACTATGTGCTGTACAAAGAAAAGTCTGCACGTAGAGAAGCAGCACGTAGATTGGGTGCAAAGGGTCGACTGCCCAAGGACATAGACTACAAAAAGCTAGGCGTGGATGAAACTGAAGCACGCCGCATAGAGAAAAAGCTCATGGGAAAAACACGCTGCTTATCAAAACACTGCGGTGGCGTCATAGTGTTTGATCGACAGTTGCCCCGGAGCCTATTCCGTGAAGACAATCTCATTCTCCTGGACAAAAACGAAGTGGAAGACCTTGAGCACCTCAAAGTAGATATCTTGGCCAACCGTGGCCTGAGTCAGCTGATGGAAATTGACTCTACTTGTATGATACACGAATATCCCACCGAAGATGATGCCACAGCAGACCTTCTGGCTCGCGGCGATGTGTTGGGTGTGACACAGGGTGAAAGCCCGGCCATGCGGCGACTGTTTAGAGCCATCCGGCCCACTTCTGTGGCCGACTGTGTGTTTGCCACTGCCCTAGTACGCCCTGTGGCCATGGAAGGTCGACGCAAGGCAGCATGGTTCCGTGACTGGACTGCCGATGGTGTCAAAGAACGTGCTATTGTATGCGAAGATGATGCCATAGAACGCATCATGAAACTGATTGGTGTAAACGCCTACGAAGCTGACATGTATCGTCGTGCATTTGCCAAAAAGAACGAAGAAAAGGTCATGGAGTTCATGAACCGACTAGGCGACCATCCAATGAAAGATGACATCTACCGGGAAATGCTGAACTTATCAGGCTTTGGGCTGTGTCGTGCTCATGCAGTAAACCTTGGCAGGCTGATCTGGGCTCTGGCCTTTCAGAAGGCCCACAATCCTAGAGAGTTTTGGCGAGCAGCTCTGATGCACTGTCAAGGTTCGTATGCTCGCTGGGTCTATCGCAACGAAGCCAAACGAGCCGGCTGGGACCTGCGTGAACTGGGTTTTGCCAACTGGATCACAGAAGATCCAGTGGCCAGTTTTCGAGAACATGGCGCTTGGAACTCGCCAGGTTTCTTGCCTGGCATGGGTGTGCAGGGTCTCTACTCTGAATACTATCAGTTTGCAGGCATAGTGGCCAACTCACGAGTGTTCCGACGAGACCGCAAACAGTACATTCACTTCATTACCTTGGGGGTGGGCGAAGGCGAGTATGTGGACATCATTGTGGATCGTCCAGTAAAGTATTTCAACGGTTCAGTGATTGTGGGACAGGGCCGACGTCTCAGCAGAGACGGGTCACAGTTTTTGCAGGTAGATCGTAAAAATATTGAGGTAATAGACATGAAAGACTACTATGAACAGTAAAACTTTTTGTGTGTTACCATTTTACGGATTTGAATCATTATGATTCAAAGACGAAATAAAGTCTCAAGACACAAGGAAAAACATTTCAATCCATCATTATTTTCAAGGATTGCAAATTACCAAAATTCTTTAAATGCCATAAAAGTGGCAGGAAATGTTTTTTCAAAACTTTGATTTCTAAACTGATCGAATTTTTGATCTGACCTAACATTGATGTTATGGACTGCGCATGTTCTTTCCAATTATTAGGAACCAGATTGCGATATGGACTATTTTCCAATGTATTGATCAATTGCTGACTGGCATTTTTCAAACTATAAATGCCCATGGCCAGGTGTCGTGTACAATCAATTGGATCGCCTTCGCGATTCACGGAAAAATTTTTTCTACACCATCTATCCAGTTCGTCTAGGTAAACCACGTTGAAAATACTAACTGTCTGCTCGACCAAGAACATAACATTACTGGGCAGTGTATCTCTGAGGTCATATAAATTCTGTTGAACCTGCATCCACAAAGCCGGCCAACGCAGGTATTCAAACTGCTGTTCTGTGGCATCAATACTGACATGTAATTTTACCAAATGACAGCGATCAATGATTTCAAAATGTTTTTGGTCTATAGATTGTGTACCATTGGTCTGAAAACACAAAGTCAATTGCTCTTTGGCATTGGGCACATTTAGTGCTAGCCATTGTGCAACATCCCAATGGTGATTGCCCAACAATGTTTCCCCGCCACAAAAAACAACCTGCCTAAGGTTGCTGAGATTCATAGTAGCCAGCAATGACAGCAAGGTATCTTGATTGTGTGTGGTTCGCAAAGGCTCGACCCACTGCCCATTGGCTTTCAAGTGATGCTGCCAATAAGTACTGGATCCAGGTCCGCAAGTTCTACAGGCCAAATTACAACTGTTATCAAACATAAGATCTAAACGAGCTGGCCCATTTAGATCTTTTTTCCCAGTTATCCCTAGCCCTTGATTCATGCCTTGTCGAAAACTGGGCAACCCTGATTTTTCCAAACTTTTGCAGCTGGCACAACCCGGATCCCAAATATTATTGAGATTGGTGTTTCGCAATGGCTCTAACTGTTTGTTGTTCCATGCATTGTCAAAATCAATGACAAATCTATCGTGTCTCAAACAACAGTGTTTCAGAAAAACAGTATTTTTGTTTTTGACGTCAAGCTGCAATCCCCCATGAATCATGGAACAATAAACGTCATAATTCATGATGTTTTGATTTTGCCCAACAATTGTTTTAGTTTGGTACTTTGAACGTCGGCAGTGATTTTACCTGGCTCGTCTGGTTCGGTAGCAGTGGCTTCGCCTGGAGTAATTTGGCTTTTGGCCTTGATTGATTCATAGATAGATGGAGCTCGTTTGCGGAACTCTTGATATTGTTCGTCTTCGGCGAGATCAGTAATGCGCATGGTTTCAATGTTGTACTCCAGGTCAATTTTTTGTCCAACGCCCGTGGATGAGCGACTCTTCATACATTGTATTTGATACTTTCCGCGTTCCTTCATGGCACGACTGGTAAAAATACCAAACACATTATCTGCTGTGTTGATCTTGGAAATGCCACCCGATATATGCGAGTGATCAAATTCAATTTCTTCCACAGCGGATCTGTTTAACTGCGATGCAGTTACCATTAGTATACCCAGCTCTTTGGCCAGGTTACGAAGTTCTTCTGAAACATACTTGTCTTTGACAAAAAGATCGTTGGGCGATACCTTGGCACTCACAGGCATCAGCAAGTCCAAATAGTCCACCATCATGAAGTCTACTCGATGACCGGTCTTGATCTGATATTCTTTCAAGAACGCACGAATGTCATTGATGTTTGATTGTGCCGGCAAGGCCTTGACCTGATAGCTGCCGGCTTTTTTACCGATCAACCGAACTTTGAGTGCTGCTGTTTCTTTGTCTCGGCGAATCTCTTTGGTTGACATATTGGTCAACATAGCTGCTGTACGCAGTCCTGTAAGCTCTTCGCTCAGTTCCAGTGTAATGTACACACCATGCAAGCCCTGTTGCACCCAGTTCAACGCAATGTTCATCATCACAAGGCTTTTACCAGATCCTGACCCACCTGCAAAAATATTCAGTTCGCCTCGTGAGAATCCGCCATACAGCAGCCGATCCATTTGTGGCCATCCGGTACTTACTTGTCCGCCTGCATCAAAATAACGTGAAAACATGCCTTCGGGATCAAGCCAGAAGTCTGTGCCAAGATCCTTAGTCAGTGATATCTGCACAGCGTCTTTGATCAGCTTTTCCACAGGTTCAAACTCGCCTTTTTCCAGCAAGTCTGCTGATTTGAGAATAGCTCGCTCTAGTTCTTGACGCTTGGTAAATGCTTCAAACTCCGTCATGAACCATTCGTAGTGCCCTTCATTCAAGTCAGGCACTGGCTCCAGTTTGATGCCTGTGGCCGCAGCGATCTGTGTACGATCCGGCAGTGTGCTAAACTTGTCTGAATGTTCGCGAATAAACTCAGCTGCCGGTCGCAAGCTGCGATCAAAGTTGGCAGAGTTGTAAATGTTTTGAACACGCACATAACTCTGAGCATCTTCTAACATCATTTCAAGAAAAAGTCGCTGAACATCAACCCCGTAGTTTTTTAGCAAGTTGCTTTTTCCTCAGTTCAATTTTCACACGGCTGGTTTCCCGGGCCTGCATTATAGTTAGTAAAGTTGCAAGTTTTCCGTATTTTCGTACAGCATCATTGGGGTCTTTACAATCTTCCCATTCAGGTATGCTCACCGCCCAACCCAATTCCACGGCTCGATCTACCAATTCCAAACCAGCTCGATCTTGATCAGGAACCACTGTGATTTCACGCCCAAGATTGCGAATCAGTCTGGCCTGTGGGTCGCTAATGGTGTTATGCATGACCGCTACTCCGCCAGTGCTGAGTGCATCAAAAATACCTTCCATGATCAACACATGCTGCCATGTTGACTGTTGCAGATCTATACCAAACACATAACCCGGTTGCGAATGACTGATGTATTTGGGTTTGCGATTATCAGTCATTCTTGCTGACCAACCTACCACACAGCCATCATAGGTAAATGGAATAAGAACATGCGATCGAGTCCAGGGTCCTCCAGCATTGCGAATCGCAGTCATGGCAGGGAAATCGCAAGGCACTCCACGATCGCGAAGGTAATTCCATTGTTCAACATGCTGCGAGGTAATCAATTCACTGCCGGCTGGGAAATCATCTTCTTCTTTGAATTTGATATCGCTGAGTTGATCAAAAACTTTGCCACGGTCGCTCAATAATCCGTACACTGAACGATGTTTGAGACTTTCGAGATTCAACAAATCAATCTGCTCTTGCGGCACGTGAAGACTGGTCAACAGTGTGCGAGCTCGATGGCCTATCGATCGGCCTAACACAAAACTGGCTTTGACAGTGCAATTAAAACAGTGATAACTCCAGCCTTGGTCTGACATTTTGATACCACCGCGGCTGCGTCGATCGTCGCATAGAGGGCAGTTGAAACTGATCCAGCCTGAAGGAGTCTGTTTTCTTTTGGCTGGCAAGTAAGTCAAGATGTCAAGCATCTTGTTATTGTACCCTATTGTTTAGGCTGCGTCAACGATATTGGAGGTTACGCACATATCCGGTGCTGATCAAAACGGTTGCCTGTTGTGTGCCTTGATACTGCACAGGCCAATATCCCGATCCACCTGCAGTGACCACAATAGGACCAATAGTACCATCACCGCCAACGCTTTCGCACTCAGCTTCGGCACCAGCGCCATCTCCTAAAATTTGGATTTTAGGCACTGCAATATAGCCTTGACCCGCATTGGTGACTGCTATGCTTTCTACCACGCCCAATGGTGTAACCGTGGCAGTGGCCTGGGCTCCATAACCTTTGGCATTGTTCATAGCCACACGAAGCAAAGGATGATACCCTTCCACATTGATATACACTGTGCCAGTGTGAGCCAAATAGGTTGTGCTGTCAGTGACATCGTACCAAATACTTTCGTAGTTTTCGGCTGCTTGAACTTTGATGGTACCAGTGAACACATCTAAATCCATCTTTATAGTGGTAAGCCGTTGGTCGTTGGTCGGAATAAAACTGCTGTAAAATTCTGTGAGCTGAGTGGTATTGACCGGCTGAGGAGTCAACGCCCAATCCGGCCAATTGGTAGGGCCAGGCTGCACTTGTGGAGCTTTGCCATAAATGGTGGGTATGGTAAGTTCTCCGCTGGGCACGAAAATGGGCAACACTGAGTCTACGATGTTGCAGTCTGCTCTAGCTTGAGAATTGGCATCCACATAGGCTGCTTGTATATAACTGCCAGCAGTGCGTTGAATACTGTAACTGGCAGGTTGCGCTGTGACATCAATGGTGTCTGCGCTGTTGAGTACCACTTTGACTCTGCCTAGACTGGCACTGAGAATATCCATGGACTTTTCCAAGATCAGTTCATTGCCAGCTTGGTTCAACAGTCTAAAAACAAAGCTAGATCCTGTGATGTTCACTGGTTTTTCTTCTTGGTTGATAAACTCAAACAGCAGAACATTGTCCACGCCTTTGTTGATTGTTAGGGATTTTGCATACACAGGGTCGTACCTCGCTGTAAAATAGCCACCGCTGGTGTCAACTAACAACACTTTGGCAATCTGTTGATATAAGTAAACGGTGGTTGAATACATGACATCCTCGAACTACTATTTATGGGTAACGAAATTTTCAAAAAACTGACCGACAAATATCCGTTTATCACCTTGTGTGTGTACGCCAGCGAGGAATACGTGGGCGTAGTGCAAAATCGTGACGAAACCGTAACAACAATTTATGATTTTGGAGCGGTGCTTACCCAATCCGATAAAGTTGAATTTTTAGACCTAGCGGCCACTTGGTGGTGGGAAAGCAATCGCTCGATCCCTATCAACATTTTTTTGCGCAGTGACTGGGAAAAATTTCGCCATACTCTACGCACATTTTCCAACAAAGATCTAGAAATTTTGCACGGTCCGGCTTGCAGTCTATTGGACATTATGAAAAAAAAATCCAAACGAAAGTCAATTACTTTGGTTCGTAGATTAGACTAGCAGCAGGACTCTGCAGCAAGGCTGCTTCAAAGTTTCTAAATTCTTGATCAAAATGCCAGCCTAACTGTAAAAAATTTGCCTGGTTGTGTCTGCCAATTTCCAACAACTGCGTTTGGTGTGAGTTCCAATCAAATTTATAAAGCTGTTGAACCAATTCAAAAATTTTTCTCAGTCTTTTATCATGATTTGGTTCTCGATCATAACTTTCGTCCCACAGTTCATGATAGGTCCTAAACCCAAAGTGCTGTAATCTTGTGAGATGTCCAGCTCCTGACGCCAACACAAATGGCATACCTAACAACAGTGGTCTAAGAGTTTTTTCTGTGGTAGAAAGTGTTTCCATTTCAAAATCACTTTCCAGCACTAAGTTGTATCGTGCTTGACTCATCATTCTTACCGGAATCCTGCCCATAATATGCAGATGCGGGTTAGTGATATGTTTAGCAGATTGCTCAAACCATTGAGACAGGCCAGCACTGGTAACGGTGTAGTCTACATCGTCCAGTTTGTTGGCCTCTACCCCATAATCTTTACCATCTAACCTAAAAATCCAATTTTTATCCGGCAATTCACTGAGCCATTGAGCAAACACAACTCTATGGCTTCTTGGTACATTAGCAAAGTGTACAAATTGCATGGCTTTTTGCTCACCAAAATTATACAATCTGTTGGTGTAAAAAAATGGAGATTGCGGACTCATGTGCAATTCAATCATTGATGCCAACAGAAATTCATGGAAAATCAAAGTATGATCAAGTTCAATGTTGACTTGCCTGATTCCTGGATAAGAACCGCAAAAAATAATGTAATGCTTGTTTTTTGGCAGACGTTGATTGGCCATGGCAATTTCTCTCAAGCCTTCCTTGAGATCAAGTGCAACCACTGTACGTTGGTCTAATTCGATCCTATCTGCTTCCCAAGGTCTGTACACCCGAATAGCATCATTGTCGAATCCGGATACTTTGGCAGCAGGTTCATGTGTGCCCACAAGATTTTGATACTGCACCCAAGATTGATATCTGCGAAAAAAATTATCAACATGAAACACTAACTGACAAAACTTCAACATATTATAGATTGTTCAACAAGTTCATATGCAATGCTACCAATGCTGCATAACTCACAGCATGTGATTTTTTGAACGTGTAACCACGACTGCTATCACCGTCCCATACAGATTCAAAAACTTCTGCCCATGGACGTCGTTGAAGATGTGCTTTGCCTGGCCTAATGGTAGAAATGAATGCGGCCATTCTCGTGATAGAATCGGGTTTCATGTCTTTGAGCAGGTCTGTGTAATTACCTATGTGAACCAACTGACTGGCCCATGCAGAGTCTTTCCACAGTCGTTGCCATGGCGGAGATTCACCCAACATTTCCATATAGTGTTCAGGATCGCGAACTAGACTGTACACACTCATGTTCAGCAAGTCAATCTTGAAATAACCACGTTGTTCAGCTGTTTCATAGTCTATAGCAGCACAACCAGCTACTGGATCACTGGGAATGTCTGTGACATAGATGCCAGAATTATGACGTCTACCATTGATCTGTTTGGCAGGTATGTGCGAAATCAGTGCAAGCAATTGATCTCTGTTGGGCACATCAATATCAATATCTGCACTCATAGAATCAGTGCCAACACATAACCAATGTAACACAATTGGTGTGCCATTTGATCCAAACCAAGGTGATTCCAGAATCGGGGATCCTGTATGTCTTGATTACCCCAGTGCATTTTGATCCAATCGATGTGATAATGCAGAACAAAATCCACTAGCCCAATTACATAGACCCATTCAACGTCAACCATGCACATTATCAATACCAATGCTGTGCCAACACCATGTTTGACGCTGTGCATTATACCACGGTAATCGCCGTATAGACCTTTGTGCTGTATTTCTCGATCAGTTTGGTAAACAAAATCAATCAACCAATGCTTGATCTGCAATAAAAGCAGCAGTGCAAATATCATTGTCATCAAAAACCTGCCTGAGCCAATGCATTGGCCACAAAAGCTTGATCTGCAGAATAGTCTGCAAAACGTCGTTGCCAACGATCTGAATCAACATAAGGCCAAATCATGGCCAATTGTTCTTGTGAAATAGCACTGAGAAATTGCTGACCCGAATCACAGTTATATACAGCCCAGGCTGATATGCGGCCGCAGGTTATGTCATAGCACAATGCATTGTGGTTGCCAAATCTCAACATGTCATGTGCAGGGTGCCCAGTTTGTTGTTGCCAGTCTACACTGAGTTCAAGAAAACGAGCCAGTGCATCGTTGATGTGTTCCAATGGTAAGTATTCAATGAGGTATTCAGTGTAGAGTTGATCAGATGCCCAGCGATCAATTCTTTTGTTGTTGCGCAGCAACCATGTCATGAACTGTGCGGGATTGATGGCCCGCACACTCACACAGTAGTTTCCAAACTTTACAAATGCTCGATAGTAAGACGAATCACAAAAATCATCGTGTGTTTTGAGTCGGGCGGTACCCTGTGCTTGTTCGTAGAACTTGATGTAGGCCTGAAATCCCAACTGCACGCCACGATCGTGTTGTTGCTGACGTCGGCGTTTGGGTTCACAGACATGTACACCTAGACTGGTTTCTCGGGCAAATGTTTTTTTACAATACCCGCATTCAAAGGTCATTTTTTGTCTTGCCCGGCCTGCTTGAACCAAGCGTCTATTTCACGTTGATCCACCACTGTCATCATTACATCCAATTCGTCGTCACGATAGTGCGGGAAAATTTCTCCCAATTGTCGACGTTTGGCACTGGCGCCTGATTCACGTTTTTTAGGTGCAATCCAAATATGACGTTGTGTGCCAAGATCCGGGCTGACAGTTGTGGCCATCAACCATTGCAATTTTTTATGTCGTGCAGCGTTGATGTTGAAAAAATGTTTGTTGAGACGTTCGTTGGCAGCAATAACGTAAAATTCTTGCAATTCACGAGAACCAGTCACAGCGGATCCCCAGCGAATCATGAGATAAGGAGAGAACTTTCGCTGTTCTTCTTCGGTTAGAGAGTCATAGAATGCACGATTTTTGCGATCAAATTCTCGCATCTCATTGCCAATGTTGAGCTTGTCAGACATGATTTTTCTTGAGATTATACAACACAAACAACTGGTCCAGCAAACTTCTCATGGCCGGATCTGTTTCACACATACGCAACACATCATTGACGTGGCTGCGGTAAATTTCCATGTCGGGATCGGTGCCAGTTATGTAACCAATCAATTTACGTTCTGTGTGTCCTAATTCACGTGCAAAAATTGAACCGCCCACACGCTCATAGACATAAGTGGCATTAGGTTTTAGGCTGCCCATCAACATAACCATATTGGTGATGCGCCCATCTCAAAAATCTCTGGACCTGTTCACTGTCGGCAGGATAACTTTCAAGATAGATTCTAGCAAGACGCCTAAGAATTTCAAACATCTCTGGTTCACTGTATTTCATTTTTTATCACACCATAAAATAAACTTGATTGTATAAAAACTAACAAATATGTTTCATTATCTTTGAGAACTTTCCCGACGATATTGTGTTGATTGTATTTTAGCCTATCTTTGTAAAATGAAAAATTGGTAACCCTGGGGCGCTAGCGTCAGGCGGATATGCAAGTTGCTTGACCAGTTTGTATCCAAGATTATCAAAAGCCTTGATCATTATTTCATTGTCAATGCTGATAACAATGTTACAACTTTTTCCTTGTGTTGTTGTGTTTCTCATACCGGGCTGATTGCATTGTTCGTATCGCCATTGAAATATTGGAGACATGTTATCAATGACAATATGCTGCGGATCACAATGGTTTACGATCTCTTCAAGTATCAGCAATGGCGCAGGGCTATGATAAATCACCCCTAACACAATGGCCACATCAACCAATCCAACCTTGTGCATGTCTCTGTGCATGTCGCCATGGATCACGGTGGCTTGGGGGAACAGACGTGCTACTTGTTTCGCGGATATAGCAGCGGCCTCCATTAAAATCAAGTGCCTGGGCCGGTGTTTGACAATGTATTGAGTAATTTCGCCTTTGAAACAGCCTACTTCGAGCACAGTGTTGCTATTGCATAAATCTAAAAAATTTTCATGCAAAAAGTTGCATTTGTTCTGCTGCAGAATCTCGGGTGCCAACATTACCATGCCTTGTTGTAGTCCACAATCTCACAGTTGCGACTGATATCTTTTACAAAGTACACACAATCGGGGCATTCACTGTCGCCCAAGGGCACTGCCAACAACTGTCCATTTTTGAGTTTGGGAGTGTACCATGACACTTCGTGATACACATCCAATATTTCAATGTCCGGAAAACTGGGCCTAAAGCTAGTCAACGGATTGAACTCAAACACTCGAAATCCTCGATCATTGATCGAAGTCAAAGGTAGCAACTCTAAATCACCCACGTCAGGTTCTCCAATCAACACTTGCCATTCCATGGGCATGCGAATGGTGTGTTGCCCTATTCGCAGCACCAGAGCAGGAGAACTAAAACTTTCCAAAAAAATCAATGGTATAAAATGATAGTCAGGATCTGCTGGATTAGAATTATCTAAAATAGCAAAACGCATATCATCAATTTCTTCGGGCAGATGATCTAGGTCATAACAGCAATTATCTAAAGTAAGTATACGCATTGCGGTATTTTAGCATATCTGTGGTAGTTTGTCGACTATGTAATTGTGAATATTGGCCGCAATCTGTTCTTGTGTGGCACGGTCGGTGTGAAACGGAGTGTCGTAAGTGGGGTTGGCTGCACTGAAATCATAAGCACATTTACCTATGTTGTGCTGCTTGAAATTCACGGCCAAAGCACCGGATTTTTCTACTCGATCATGCCAATATTCAAACATCCATTGATCCATTTCTTTTTGCAGCCATTCACAATGCAAATGTTTGAGATAAAGATCAACAGCGTGTTTTTGTTGTCTAGTCACTGAAAAAAACGGACTGTGAGTCATGTTCAAAGGTGTGGTGCTCAGCAATGCTGAATCACTATCGCCTACACCGGGTGTGTGGGTACTTTGACAATGTGGATCGTAGTAATAAAAATTACCTATCCCGCTGTCAATATGAAATCGATCATGAAGATGCAACACCACTCTATGCGACCAAGTAGAATTGTACACTACCACATTGACTTTTTTCTCAATGGCATGACGTATTTGAAACCATGTAGCTACATTGCTAAACCCGCCGTGAGCCAAATGTAAAACTTGATAATGATAACGATCTTCCAGCACATGCGCGAAATGAGCGCGACGACCAGTGCCAGTAAGTTGAAGATCAGAGGTTGATGCTGCGCAAAAGCTATCACCACACACTGCAATGGTTATTTTATTTTCATCCATTCTAGTTTCTCTTGTGTAAAAGGGTAATTGGCTTCGCGATAGTAGGCTTTGCGCTTGGTTAAATGTCGTCGAGCAAATTTACAGGTAGACGTTATGTCCCAGATTTGTACGAAGTCCTTGTCTTCAGCTTTTCGGATACCGCGTCCAATTGATTGTATAACCCTAACAAAGCTTTTTCCGGGCTCCACAAGAACCAAATTAAAAATCCTAGGAATATTAATACCCACAGCGGCCACACCATAAGTCGCCACAATAATCTTGTCACTAGATTCTGCCACTTCATCATATTCTTCCTGTCTATCTTTGGCCTTGGTTGAGCCCGACACAAACACAGCACGATCTCCCAGCCGTTCAACCAATGCTTGGCCCGCTGTGATACGATCTACCAACACCAAGGTATTGCCAGTTTCATTTACTTGACGAATCAAGTCAGACATGGTGTCTAGACGCCCGGATTCTTCCAACAAGTATTTGAGTTCAGTTTGATAGTTCTTGTACTCTACGTGATCTTGTAGTTGAATAATATTTACATGACAATTGGCCAACACCCCTTGCTGTTGCAGTTCATTGGCCGACAGCCGGCCTATCACTGGACCCAGACTGACCAGTAAGGCCTGACTTTCAAATTTTTCTTTGGGTATGGTGCCTGTAAGTCCCCAACGAATTGGCACTTGCGACATCACACCTGTGAGCAAGGTCTTGAGGGCATCGGCTTTGGCCATGTGCACTTCGTCTACTATCACGCACACCACCCCTTCAACAAAGTCTTGTATGGTAGTTTCTGCTGTGCCATTTTTAGAATTTTTTAGCAGCACATTTAGACTTTGCCAGGTGCAGATGGTGTGTTGATGCCCTAATTCTTTACGGTCACCAAAGTACACACCTACATCTAGCCCTACGTTGCCATAGTCTCGTTCAGTCTGTGTCACAAGACTTTTGTTAGGCACAATCACAATGCTACGCCCATGAGGTTCTACAGCAGCACTCAGTGTAGCAGTGATAATGGTTTTGCCTGCGCCTGTGGCCACTTCCTGAATGCACTGTGGGTTGGTCAAGAAGTTGTTGACAATGTCTACCTGGTAATCACGCAACTGGATAGGCTCCCCGGCTGCAGGATGGCCATGAGGCCAAGTCTTGGCACTCCAGCGATTCTCAGTGACAGCGGCAAAGTCAAATGTCACTGAGTAGTCGCGCTGATCGTCTACTTCAACATCCCAATTGTATCGCTCCAACGTCGGCAAGATTTCAGGTAAGAGATTGGTATAAGTAGACCCACCCAACTGGAAGTAGCTGACCTTACCGTCCCAGCGTCCCAGTCTCACCGCCGGCAGATATCTAGCATAAGGAACGTCGTATTTGAATTGATTGACCAGACGACGACGCATGTCAAGATCAAGGCCTTCGATCTTGATGTTTACTTCGTCCTTGATTACAATGGTTGCTTGTTTCATTCAATAATTTCTACATTGCTGACATACTGTCGCTGTGCTATTTGCCAAACCAGCTGTTGTGTATCACCGTGATAATCTAAATCGGCAACAGGAAATCTCAGTGGCTGAGCTTTGATATTATACACACTTGTGATGTTATGTGCAACAAAAAAGTCTTGATGTTGATCAATGTAACCCTGTACCAATTCGTATATTTCGCGCAGATCTCTGTTATAAAACTGCACATTGAAATCGGCGCTGTAAAAACCAAAGGGCCGAAATGCATGGTCACTGATGTACTTATCGTTGTCATGCGCTAGATCTTCAACTGTTTTACCTATTTCACAATAGTTTAGATACACAGTGCCAAACTTGATTTCACAACTGCCGTAAGTTTTTTGTAATTCTGCATCCAGTTGATAAATCTTGGGCATGCCAAACCATGTACAAACAAATCTGGGACGATTGTCAGCAGTGACGCTTTCGCACCTGTGCACAGCCAAGTTCAATTCTGCCAGTGCCTTGCGCACCGAGTCAGGTGCACTTTGCCAGTATTGTGAAGTTTGTTGGTCTAACAAGCCATGATAGTTTTCAAATACGCTGTGCAGATAATTGAGACAATCTTGAGTGTATTCAAATGGTCTATCAATGATAGGATCCCATGCATTGACCACCGCAATACAGTGCTGAATTTGATTGGTTGCACGTTGCTGTTCTTCAGCTGGAGTGCCAAACCCATAGAATCGATCAGGATGATCCAAAGGCCAACTGTGTCGATGCTGCATGCGTTCAAGCCAGAGTCCGGCCACAGGCGACGACCGTAGTCTAAATTTTAGTGTGATTGGGTCTGCTGGGCCCAAGGTCACCAGCATGAATTTCTGCATTGCGACAGTATATACTTTTTGCAAACCGCAGTCAAAAAAACAGGCACCGAAGTGCCTGTTGAAAGCCTAGAGACGGAGCCAACCGTTTTGATTCTCTAGGAAAACCTAGCCAATATCAGAGTTGAGCTTGACGTTGGTCAATGCTGCAATAGACTGAAACTGCTGCCATGCGTCACGCACTGCTGGGTAACGTTCGAGCTCGGCATCAGGCAGCACTGCTTCAAGCCAATAATAAGGCAGACGTCGAGAATGCGCACCAAACTTGCGTGGCTGATGTAGTTTGCCTTGGTTCCATAGGTCTATGCTCACAGAGCGATACTGTTGCTCAGTGTGTTTTGTGCCAGCCCATTCCATTGCAGTCCTGGCGTAGTTACCCTCAGCATAGGCTGCCCACACCGATGACCATTGTGCATCGTCGTTTGGATCAATATCAGTACGGGCGATCACAACCAACACATCATCTAGGCTGACGCGCCCTTCTACAATGTCTCGCACACAGCGACTGAAACTCAAACCCACTTTCATTGTTGCCCTTTGCTTTGAGCCAAGGTCTGATAAAAACGATCTTCTATATATTGATACACAATATCTCGACTGCCCCAACAGCCCGAAGGCAATTCATTGTAGATATAACGACAAATGTCGGGCAACGCAGCCAAATTGTCACTGTCGGCTCTGGATACCGCGCCAAACAAATCGTTGGTCAATACTGCCATCAAAAATCCGCCCGGTAAAATTTTTTCTTGTACATATCTATCTAGAGCAGCTTGGGTGTGTTGGGAAATCATCATTGTCACCTTAGATTGAAGTTTTCATGCAAGTAGTTTCGGCAAGTCGCCGCCAGTTGGCACTCATCTTGCGAAGGTCAGCAATCTTCAACGCCATGCGCAGACTGACTTCGCGCAGACGGTCTTTGTTGGTATTCATAAAGTCAATGATCATGTCTTGAGTTTCTTGATCAAAATCATACTCAGCGAACAATACACCATCACGAGCAATCTGACGGATACGCAACAGTTTGTCACGCATGCTATCCAAGGTAAGGTCAAGATAGTGACAACGGCTCTGCAGTGCGTCCAAATGGTCACGCAGTTTCTGACTCTTCATGCCATCAAATTTGAGATTGGTAATAAAGATCACAGAGCCCTTGAAGTCAAACTGGTCAGGAATGCCTTCACGACGCAGAGTGCTGGATTCAGCCAGCCAAGAAATTTTGCGTTTCTTGCCTGAGTCCAGTGCACCTTTGAGCAAATTCAATGACACATCGTCCAGAAGAATGCTGTCGCAGTCGTCAAACACAACCACGCAGTTCGGATCCGAATACTTGTACAGGGTTTGGTACAGTCCAATAGGAGTAGCACTACCTTTGACTACTTCGGCGCGCAGTTTTTTGCCTGCAAGTTTGTCAAACAAACAGGCTTTTTCAACTTCGCTTTCAACACCATAGCTCTTGCCTACACCGGGGGGACCCGAAACAATCATAGCCCGGATGTCGCCGCTGACGCAGGCCTTGGTCATCTCAGTGAGAATCTCAAAACGCTCACGAATACGATCCATGGCTTGGTCATCAGTTTCTACAGGCTCTGCAGGTTTTACAAATTTCACAGTACGGTTGGGCACAGGTTCTCCTGCTGTGTATTCAATGTCAGAGATATTGTCAACACGGATTCGAATAGTCTCAGGGCAACGGGGGAAAGCTCCGTTGTTTTTCACAGTCACGTAGTTGCCTTTGGCACCGGACTGGAAACCAGACACCAGTTCAAACACTGTGTTTTGAACTTGATTGCCACGGTAGTTACCGTTGACAACGCGAATTGCACTCATGGTTGGCTCCTTGTTGAGTTGCAGTTCCAGTATGTTGTTATTATAGCAAACAGCGATTTATTGGTCAAGCCGCCAGTTCGTTGCTATTAAGCAACACTCGCACAGTGGGCTCGCTGCGCCACCGAAGCTGGATAGGGCTGTCAAGATCAACGGTATATTGCACTGCGCCACCGTATTTGACCCGGCTTTCCACCACCACACCAGACACTGATTGGCCCATGTAAGTGCCAATGATACATTCACCATCTTTGATCCAATCGCTCACTGCTGGCTCCTGTTTGCTACTATGCCTCTAGTGTAGCAAATATCGAATTATCGGTCAACTGGGCGTTTGTAGCAGTTTGCCACTGTTATGTTATAACACACTCAATGTTATAACATAACATGCTAGCGCCAAAGTTCTACAATCTTGGGATCACGTACTTCGTGAGGTTTGGGAGACCCATGAAACACAATGACCGAACAGTGAGCACTGATTTGACTGCCCGATTGTGGTTGTAGCGCACGGCGTGTTTTAAAATTCCAACCGCCATCGGCCACTTGCCATCTATAACTTTGAAAACGCGCGTCTTCAAAATATCTACGATCATTTACTGGTATGGTAGCATGTAAAAAATCTTGATCGCCTTGATATTGCTTGACTGTGGCATTGACACCTTTGGCGTTGAAGGCTTGCCAAACATGCGCAAAATTTGCAGTATCCCACCACATCACTGAGCTATTCACACAATTCAAACTATCGCTTTGAAGATACTTAAAATCTCTAATACTCCAAAATTTTTCTGTAGATAAGTTTAGTATCCAGTCTATACTGCGTATAATCACACAATCAAGATCAAAGTACAACAATGGTCCTTGGAAATGTTCTGGATTGAACAAATGCAATTTGTACCACCAACTTTTTCTTGGCCCCGACACCCCTGGCCAATCTTCCAAGCAGTGTTTGATCATGTGTGGCGGTACAGATCTATGATGTTCAGTATATACATGAAATTTCACTGGCACTGACAAATGTCTAGTGACCATGTTGTACAATCTTTCTACATAGGTCCAATCATACTTACGATCATGAATCACGCAGGCGCAATCTACGTCAGTGCGGATTCTATTCTTTTTAGCCATAGGCCTTGTCTCAGTTCTGGTAAGGTGTATTCAGTGTGGCACAGTTCTACAAACCATTGGTGTCTGTCAATTGCATAGGGTTTTTCGATATCGGCAAACGACACCGACACTGGCCAGGCCAAACTGCTTTTATCAACCACAGGCCTAACACCTGCAATGGCTGCTTGTATTCCTGGCCCGCTGTTGTAGTTTACCACAGCATGGCAGTCAAAATGCATATCAAATGTGTCGTAAGTGTTGGCCACCGGTCTAGGTGTTTGCACCACGATGTTTGACGGCAATGGCGGCAATGGCATGGTAAATCTTGGATGTGGCCTAATTATAATGGGCCTATCAGTATGACCACGTAGAGTTTGGACTTGTTCAGCTAACCACTGGGCAAGATCTACGTTTGCAACCTGTTGACTGCGGCCATGCTGAAGAGCAACTACAATGTGAGGCTTGAGCGCAAATTGAGTAGCCAAACTAACACCCAACTTTCTGGGCCGGTCCATGTCCAAATTTTCTTGATGGCCGTAATAACCGTTAGCGGTGATATTGTTTACAGCAACTTTCCATGTGATTCCGCGATACAACGCACCAATTTCTAACACAATCACCGGCTTGCGTTGGTTCATGTAGTGTTCATACACAGCTTGGTTTGGCCGCATACGCCCATGCCATAGCACGCTCCATATAACTGCAGCATCACAATCCCATTGATTTTCTTTGGTCTGAATGCCCGCACCTTGAAAAACATCTAACACAGCGTCCATGACCGGTGAAGAATTTTTGGCACATTGCGAAGGAAAATATGCTACGTTTTTGATCATAAGTATCACAATGAAATTCAATGTAGTTACCACTTTCAATGCACAAGGCTATGAGAAGTACGGTCGACGCATGATCAATGGTTTTTTACAACACTGGCCGCAAAACGTTGATTTGGTCACTTATGTTGAAGGTTGCAGTGTAGACATAACTGCAGTCAACTTGATTGTTCGAGACCTTGACGCAGTGCAAAGTCTCAGTGATTTCAAAAGACGTTGGCGACATGTTCCCAAAGCCAATGGAGATGTCAGTCAAGATCCAGTTAGATCACGACGCAAAGATTCTGGCAAAGGTTTCAAATGGGACGCAGTAAGATTTGCGCACAAGGTCTATGCCATTTTTGATTGCGCCAAAAATGCACAGTGCAATTGGCTGATATGGATGGATGCGGATATGATATGCCATAGCACCATCACTTCTACAGACATTGCAGCTTTTTGTCCTTTGAATATTGATCTTTGCTACTTGGGCCGTCGAGGCAAATTCAGCGAATGCGGCCTTTATGCAATGAATTTACAATCACCTGCATTGCATAAATTCTTGGAAAAATTTCAGTGGATGTACGACTTTGCAGAGCAAGGCATTTTCACATTGGATGAATGGCATGACAGTTTTGTTTTCGATGCAGTTAGACAGCAGATCAAGATAAAAGAACTTGATTGGAGTCAAGGACTCATAACAGGAGAAGGGCACCCTTTGATAAATTCTGCTTGGGGCGCTTGGTTAGACCATCTCAAAGGCAACCGGAAAAATTATGGACGCAGTCCAGCCAGTGATCTCCTGGTACCAAGAACTGAAGCATACTGGCAATGAATTGGATATTTCTCAGTAAAAAGAATCAAGATCAATACATTGAAATGTTTGCTCGCGGTTGCGGCTCAACTCCAACCGCGTTAGAAACTTGGCAATATCAATCTGATCAACGACCCTTGGTATTGCGAGGTATCATGAAGCACAAGATAATCAAACAGTGCTGGCAAGACCATCGACCATTTTGGTATATGGATTCAGGATACTTTGGAAATCGTCCCAGTTCATACAATCCTCAAGGATGGAAACAGTGGCATCGTGTGGTTCTAAATAATTTGCAACACAGCACAGTGACAGCAAGGCCCGCTGATCGATGGCAACGCCATGGTATATCAATGCCACAACGATCCTATGGCAGCAAAATCATGCTAGCAGCACCTGATGCTAAACCTTGCATTTTTTATGGCATTGATCTTGATCAGTGGATAGCCAACACCATCGAAGTCATTGGCCGTTATACCGATCGTCCTATTGTGATCAGGTCGCGTGATCCCAATCGGCAGACCAGATTGGCCAATGATTTTCAAAACAGCTTGCATGATGTGCATGCAGTGGTTACTTTCAATTCAATAGCAGCCACAGAGAGTGTTCTCTCCGGAGTTCCTGCGTTTGCATTGGCTCCTGTCAATGCAGCTATACCTGTGGCCAACACTGACTTGGCCAACATAGATCAACCATGGTGGCCCGACACAGATCAAATCTATGCCTGGGCTTGTCATTTGGCCTATGGCCAGTTTCACAATCACGAACTGCAAGACGGAACTGCAGCTCGTATACTCAAGGAACAGTTCAATGCGTGAACATTATGGCTGGTGGTTTCCAGAGCTAGACACACACTTTCCCCAAATGTTGAAAAAAAGTGTAGATAATGGCAGACCAGCAGAATATCAACAACCCGTGCGCCAGCGCAGCATAGACCTATGCGCACGCCGTCAATTAGCATTAGACATTGGGGCCAATGTAGGCCTTTGGAGCAGACAACTGGCGGCAAATTTCCACAAGGTCATTGCATTTGAACCAGTAGAAATTTTTAGACATTGTTTGGAAAAAAATGTACCTGCGACCAACATTGAAATTCAAGCACTGGCGTTAGGTGATAGAAATTGCCAAGCGTCTATGATTGTAACACCAGGCAATACCGGGCACAGTCATTTAGATCCCAACAGCATGGGCCAAGGTGAAGTCACTGTGGTGACGCTAGACAGTTTACAACTAAAAGGAGTAGACTATGTCAAAATTGATTGTGAAGGCTTTGAATACAGAATCTTGCAAGGCGGTCGTGACACCATTTGCAATTGCAGGCCCATAGTGGTAGTAGAACAAAAACCGCATCAAACCTATAGTAAACATTACGGTCAACATGCTGCAGTAGAATTGTTGCAGTCATGGGGTATGCGTAAATTAGATCAAATCAAAGACGATTGGATCCTAGGTTGGTAGTCAAAGAAAAGGTGCAAATTTTTGGTAAATTTTGCCTGATTCAGCGTCATGATCAGTCCAGTGGCATGCAGCCAAATCATAGATCCATTGTGTGCGATCAAAAACACGTGGACAATCAATCACAGACAAATCATGATTGGCCACATGCCAACTCACGCAACTCTGATCATCTACGAAAATTGGAATGCCTGCACACACCGCGGCCACACTGGCCGAACTGTTGAAAAACACAGCACTGTGAGCGCCGGCCAAATTGTCAGTCAAGTTGGTTTTATTGGGGTTGACCACTGAGACTTTTTTGAGACGTTGGTATGATTCAAACTGTTGTGGTAGATACGCGCCTGGATGAGGTCGTATCAAAATTTGTTTACGTGTGAGATTACGAAGCTGTTGAATTTTTTCATTTAGCCATTGCATGGGATTTAGATTTTTCATTGCAAATCCCCCATCTCTTTGCATGCAGATTACAATATGTCCATCTTTGTTGATTTTAGCAGGTTGTAAACTTATCGAAAGATCATTGCTGATCATTTTCCAACGTTCGTCGTTGCTGTTGGCATTGGCGTAGTTTGCTTGGTCATAGAAAGGACCCCCTATGCTGTATCTTAAATATTTGCTGTGGTTGTCCAAATATTTGAAGCAGCTGGCATCAATGCACATGGTGTGCATGCTGGCGGTGCGTTGATTCAAAATTATTTGCTTGCGAAGGGCAACATTAGTACCGCCTTGAGATTGCGCTGTGGCCCATCCTAATATCACTGCCAATTTGGCAGGCAATACTTGATTTTTTCTTTCGACTGCGACCGATAGACCCAATAGCTTGCAACCTTGTGCAAAACTTTCCAAACAAGCAACCTTGCGAGGATGTTTTACAGCATTGGCCACTGAACTAATGTAAACAACTACATCATAGATCATTGAGGATTCGCCAAGCTGTACCATCTCGCATTTCAGCTTCAGTGAATTGACAATATGCAAGATGCCGTGCCCATGCATGAACTTCGTCCAACGTGGGCACCCGAGGATTTTCAATTTCGCTTACACTATGACTACACAGCCAACTGGCGGCATTTGGCCCCAAGGTAATGGCAGGCACTCCGCACAACAAAGATTCGCCGGCAGCAATGCTGCTGTAAGTGATCAAACACCATATATCTTGTTGCAAAGCCATTTGAATTGTGTCTGTGGTCTGTCGAATGCTCCGGCTTTGCTTGAGTCTAACTACAATTTCTCTGTCGGTATATCTTCTGATGTCAGCCATGGTTGCTGCCATCCAATCTTCAAGATTGATTTCGTATAGATTCAGTAATTTTTGACTGGGAGGCGCAAGCAAAATTCTACTGCCGGTAGGTCGACACTTTGTAAATTCTAAATTGCAATGATCTAGGCGATCGCTGGGTCTGTCTCTGATGGGAGCAAGGTTCTGAACATCATTTTTAGTGATTCTATGATAGAGTTTTTTTCTAACATTACCAAAGTAACCAGTGTCGATATAATAAAAATCTCGGCCCAAGGCACGACACACTGCTATTTCTTTGCGCTTGGTAATACCTCGAAGTACCACTGGGGTCATGGACTGTTGTTCTCGCGCCCATGTACTGATATGACCACCCGAACCCATAATAAAACTCTGCAGTATAGGATCATACATATGACCTTTCTCCTGGTATTTGAAATCCTCTGGATCGCTGCCAATGGCCACTGCGTTGGTATTCGGCAAAATCTCTAGAGCAGATATTAGATTTTGTAAAGTAACACCATAATAACTTCCCGTTGGGTCAACTCGGTACTTCATGATGTCGGCAAAAATTTGTTTCAATTCGTGTGGTGCCATATCCAGCACATGCTGAGCAGGCGCTGCATAATCATCCAGTTCTATGTCGTTATTCATTGAGAATGCTGTTGTTGGCAGTATTCAGTGTACATTCGCTCTCGATGCCACTCAGTGGCCATTGGCGTGTCTGCAAATTCATGAAAGCAAGGAGTACCCAACGTGTAATGCAACAGTTTGGCATTGGCATTGGGACCATACTCATCGGGCAACCAATTCCATTCTCGTGGTAATTCTCCGATGCGTTCGTCTTTGCACCATGTAAATCTATGCAGTTCAGCACCAGTAGCTTTCATTACATAATCAGGTCGGAGAATTCTGTTAGGATAACTGTTGCAGTTCCAAAGTATAACTGAACTCCAATTTTTTCTTGGATAGTTTTCATTGGGGCTCCCAAGATATTTTACTTGACTACGAGTTTGATAATCGTGCTTAACCACCTGCACATCAGTGTCAAATGATCGCAAATTCCATAATTCAGCGATATCGCCTCTCACAATCATATCGCCATCAATAAAAATTGCATGCCCAGACCAGCCCATGAGCCACGGTACTAAAAAACGTGTGTAGATAAAATGATTGCTACCGTCGTTGTGTGTTTCTACATATTCAGAAAACAAATTCAATGCAACTGGTACAATGCTTACTGGTCGAGATGCATGTCTTATGATACTGTTTACACACACATGATAAGCCACTGCTTCACGTGGATCATAGCCTATGAATACTGGGATGATCTCTTTCATTGTCGTTCTATATCTTCTTCCACACAGCTATCGCCGAACTGTATTTCTATCAGTCGCAACGGTTGATCAGTTTCATTGCACAGCTGATGCCACTCGTTACGGTCAATCCAGCAAGAACTGTGCACAGTCATTTGATCACGTAGATCTCTATCAGTGCTGGCATCTAGAGTGTACACTGTGGCTTCTCCTTCGGCCACAAACCAAAATTCTGCACGTTTGTCATGTCTTTGCATGCTTAGGCAAGTTTTGGGCATCACTGTAAGTTCTTTGAGTTTGGTGTTGGCACCAACTACATGCAGCACTCTATAGTATCCCCATGCTCGTTGAGTTTTAGGAGATTTCCATTCTTCTAAAATCCATGAGCTAGAATTTTTTTTCTCTTTGCCACCTATGCCAAATACAAATTCACAACGAGGATCGTTTACGTCCATTTCTGGTATGTTGTCGGCAGTGCGATCACCGCCATTGGCAAAGATCAGATCAGCTTGGGGGTAATGTGCGCGAACCTGTCTAATGAAAGCTCTGGCAGATCCATCTGCATCATCAAAAGTATAAACTTCGTCTACCATGGCAAGATTGTTGATCACACAAAGTCGTTCATTCCATGGCATAAATGCGCGACCTTTTTTACGAGCCAACCATTCGTCGGAGTTTAGTCCCACAATTAGGCGATCGCCTAACGCGCGAGCTGCTTTGAAACAGGCAATGTGTCCAGAATGAACAGGATCAAATCCACCGGTTACTAAAACTATTTTCATTGTGTCTCCATAAATCTCAGCGGAATATTTATGGATCGGTGTTTCTGCTTGAAAAAGTTATACCGTGATATCTTCCATGCCGGCTGTACGCAATCTCACAATGTGACCCATTTGCCATTGCTTGGTTTCTAGGCCTTTCATCACTCCTAGCCACCGGTTACGTAGCAGTGCAACTTCGTTGATGATGGTTTCAAAGTCAATGACTTCGTCTTCGCCATCTACATATTTTTCTGCGTCTCTAGATGTAAGAGCACGAGCATAGGCTTCTAGATATTTTTGAAAA